TAGTCGCCAACTTCTAGGCCCGTTGCCTCGCTTCCGGTCCAGCCCTTTACCGCGATGACATTGCTTTCAGCATATGCACCGTTGTAGATCGACTTACTGAACCGCGCCGGGTTTGCCGGAGGCTCCAACTTCTGAGTAAGTGGAGCCGATATGAGCAAAACGACGAACAAGTTTGCACCTGAGGTTCGCGCACGGGCGGTGCGGATGGTGCTGGATCACGAAGCAGACCATCCCTCTCGCTGGGCGGCGATGATTTCTATCGCCGAGAAGATCGGGTGCTCGGCGCACACGCTGAACGAGTGGGTAAAGAAGGCGGAGGTGGACAGCGGCAAGCGCGCTGGCGTGCCTACCGAGATGGCTGATCGCCTGAAGGCGCTGGAGCGTGAGAACCGTGAGTTGCGCCAGGCCAACGAGATATTACGGAAGGCGAGCGCATATTTTGCCCAGGCGGAGCTCGACCGCCCGTTCAAACGATGACGGCCTTCATAGACGAGCATCGCGCGGAATATGGGGTCGAGCCGATTTGCAGGGTTCTGCCAATTGCCCCATCCACCTATCATGAGCGCGTCGCACAGCGACGTGATCCGGAGCGACTGTCAGATCGTGTCCGGCGCGATCAGGATCTGAGGCCAGAGGTGGTCCGGGTCTTTTCCGAGAATTTCGGGGTGTACGGCGTGCGCAAGGTCTGGCGGCAGATGAACCGCGAGGGCTTTGCTGTTGCCCGTTGCACTATCGCGCGTCTGATGCGCGATCTGGGTTTACAGGGGGTGATCCGGGGCAAGCCCGTGCGCACCACGATCAGCAACAAGGCTGCGCCGTGCCCGCTCGATCATGTGAACCGGCAGTTCCATGCACCGGCGCCGAACATGCTCTGGGTGTCGGACTTCACCTACGTCGCGACGTGGGCGGGCTTCGTTTATGTCGCCTTCGTGATCGATGTCTATGCTCGCTACATTGTGGGCTGGCGGGTCAGCAGGACTGCGCATGCCGGCTTCGTGCTGGACGCACTGGAACAGGCTATCCACGAACGACGTCCTGTCCATCGGGGTGGTCTCATCCATCACAGCGACCGCGGATCGCAATACGTGTCGATCCGATACTCGGAGCGGCTTGCCGAAGCCGGGATCGAGCCATCGGTTGGCAGCGTCGGCGACAGCTATGACAATGCTTTGGCTGAGACGATCAACGGCCTTTATAAGGCCGAGGTGATACATCGGCGAGGACCATGGCGGTCTTTTGAAGCCGTGGAATATGCCACGCTCGAATGGGTGGACTGGTTTAACAACCGGCGCCTGCTCGAGCCCATCGGCAATATCCCGCCAGCTGAAGCTGAGGAACTGTACTACGCCATGCTGGACGACGTCCCCATGGCTGCGTAACTTATACCAAATAGCCTCCGGCAAACCCGGCGCGGTTCATACCGACGATGGCCTTTCCGCTGCCATGGGGCTGATAGAGAAAGCTGCCCATTGTGCCGTTTAAGGACATGACCCAAGCAACATGCTCTTTCGCAATGCTGCTGCCGCGCTTCTGGTTCGGGAATGATAGCTGAACTTGCCACTGTGAAAAGTTGTTCACGATAGAAGCGTGACCGGAGAAGGGTGATTGTGCGACACCCTGATTGTTGACCAACTTAATATCTTCGGTCGATGGAGTGATTGGGGATCCGCTGATCGGATATGTTGTCATTATTGATGCCTCTCGCCCTTTTGATTATTTATTGGGCGAGATGACATTGCGGCTATTCACTAACATGAACCCATGATATGGTCACCGCATGGTAAATTGGCTTGGTCCCATAGTCTCGGGAGTGTTCGAGTTAGCCGCTCAGGCAATTCCGGTGAGAAGAATTGATCTGGGGCTACAGAATGCGCCGCTTTGGAAACGCCTTGTGGCGCTGTTGCTGATAATTGCGATAGGGTCTATTTCTGCGATTCCCCTTACATATCTTGTCTTTTTAGGTATCGGGGCATTGGCCAGATTGATATTGGCAATCACCTAAAGCCTTGGCCTACTAAGCTGCTCCATCGTGTAGCTGTTTGCCTTCTTTGTAATCATAGGCAGGGCTTGAATGATGCCGTTCATCACGAGTTCTTGAGTGCGGGCTTCGTTCTGGCTTTCGCGGGCATCGACGTTGATTGTCAGTCCACCGCTATTGCCGGTGATGCCCGACAGAACGTTGTTGGGTATGACCTTGCTACCGCCACTCAGGTAGGCAAATTCAGGGCCGCGCTCACCGACGAGCTTCCAACCAGACGAGGACACTAGACCCCCGTTCGCGTGAGCGCCCATGTAATTGTTGTACGCCCCGCCCATCACAATATCACCGCCAGCCGAGCCGCCCCCTCCAATGCCGATACCGGAGAGCGCCCCGCTGAGCAGGCCGCCGATGGGCTTGATAAACGCTTGCTGGATGATGATTTCCGCGATGGTGGCGAGAATCTTTTTCCCCACCTCTAGGAACACATCACCAAAGCTTTTCGCGTTCACGATGGCGTCAGCCAAGCCGCCGCTGATTGACTGTAATCCTTCCGTGCCGATGGCCTCAAGAGCTTCCTGCACCTCTGCTGCACTGCCGGGCAGGCTGTCGAGATAGCTTTCCAGCGGTCCCATGGTGTTCTTGATCGCATTATCGGACAGCGCCCCATATTTGGCGTCCAGATCATCAAGCCTGCGCTGCGCTGTTGCGCGTTCTTCCGGTGAAGCCGTGCTGGTTGCTGACAGAACAGCTTCAAGTTCCAGCTTTTCGCGCTTCTTTTGCAGTTCGAGCGTGCGAAGTTCAATCTCACGGCGCTGGCGCGCTGTTTTGGCCATCTCGCCAACTATGCCCAGCATGTCGAGTTGATCGGATAGTTCGGCTTCCTTGCTCTTGAGCAATTCAGCTTCAATGCGGACAGCTTCCTCGTTGTTAATCTGACTCTTTTCCGCGAGCGCGATCTTCTCCTGTAGCTGAATGAGGTTGTTCGCCTCTTCCTCAGTATATTTGCCGCTCGTGTTCTGCTGTGTCTTTACGTCATTGAGGATTTCCTGCTTGCGCTGCGCCAATTCCTTGTCGATGGCTTCGCGCTCCAACGCATATCCTTGCGCGTAGTCGCCGTGATCAATGTAAGAAGCGCGGGCCAAGTCGGCATTAGCGCGGGCAACATCAGCCTGATAGGCCGCTAGGCGATCAGCTTCCTTCTGCGCCAGTTCCGCTGCCGTTGGGCCGGACTTAGCGGGAGTAGGCTTTGGCGTTGGCGTAGGAAGCGCAGTGCCATGACCAGCATTACCTGTCTTTGCGGCAGCGACCGCTTTGTTGAGCAGACCGACTTGTCGCTGCCATTCTTTCAACAAGCCCTGAGTGTCATGTCTGACTGTGCCGATGCCAATATCAGTGCTGCCCGCTGCCTTGGCATCATAATATTTCCGCCTTGCTTCGTGCATCTTCTGCTGGCGAAAGCGCAGGTCCATGTTGCTGTCCTGCATGGCCTGATCCATCTTGCCACCAAGATAGACGCCGCCAGCAGCACCGACGGCGGCACCCCATGGACCGGAGGCCAGACCACCGGCAATCGCGCCCATGATGCCCATTGCTGTCTTGGGGTTCTGCGCCCAAAACTTCATGAGTGCCGATGTGACGCTCGAAATGCCGCTGGCAAATCCCGCGATTGCGCCTGCATTAGCAGAGATATTCGCTGCCATTTGGGCGCTGAGGATCATCTTCATGGTATCAAGCTGATCGTTCGCCTGACCCGCGTTGCGGATAATGCCGTCTTCCAGCACGATACCGAGATCGCGAGCAGCCCTTGCTTGGAGTTCCAGACCTTCGGAGCCGCCAGCGAGTGTCTGCGTCAGTGTTCCTGCCTTTTTACCAAACAGGTCCATCGTCGCAGCCAACTGCTTCGTAGGATTGTCCATCTTCTTGATGCCATCAGCAGCTTGCTTGACCGCCGTGTCAACATCGAGCGCAGTGACGCCATATTCCTTGAGCTTCTTTTGTGCAGCTTCATTGCCGTTGGCTGCGTCACCAACTGTTTTGGAGAACTTTTCGATACCAGCGCGAGCCGTCTCAACGTCGGAGCCAGCCAACTGAGCAGCGTAGCCAAATTCCTGAATGAACTTCATCGAAGCGCCGGTTCGATCTGCCATGTCTGCAATGGCATCGGTGTAGTCGAGCGCGCTTTGTGTAAGCCCCGCGAGCATGTCCACACCAACGGCAGCAGCCAATCCCTTTATCGCAAAGGTGGCTTTGTCCATCGATCCCTTGATGATGTTCGATGTTTTGCTAGTCTCATTGGCAGCTTGCCTCATTCCACTAATGAATGATGCGCTGTTGAGTGAGAGGCTTGCGTAGAGGCTGCCGAATTGTGTCATAAAAATACTCCGTAGGGCTTACGGAGTATTTATGATTAGGCTGGCTTCTTCCTGTTCTGGCGCTCTGCGTAAGCTGCAAAGAACCCCTTGATTTTGGTATGCAGATTGCCTTCTGGTTGCTTCTCTACCTTCTCTTCTTCGGGCCAACGTTTGTAGAAAGTAGGCAGTGGAGTTCCCGGTTTGCTGTTGGCCTGATAGAACAAGCTCAACATATAGGCTGAGCGCTGATCTTCAACAGGACAGCCCCAAGGTTCCAACTGATAGAACGCGCACCATGTAGCGAACTCGGAGACTGGCATTGCTGCAACCTCGCCAAGTGTCTTTCCCAGAGCCAGTGCCAATCGACACATGAAAATC